CAAGAAACCCGGGGCTCTGCGCTCCGCTCTTGGTGTGAAAGAAGGGAAAACAATTCCCGCAAAGAAGTTAGCCAAAGCAGCCAAAGCCCCCGGCAAGATGGGACAACGCGCCCGTTTGGCTCAAACATTAAAGAAGATGAAGTAACGTGGCTAATACCTCCGGAGCAACCAGCTTTAACCTAGACTTAACTGAGTTAGTTGAGGAGGCGTTTGAACGCGCCGGAGGAGAGCTGCGCTCAGGGTATGACTTAAGGACAGCCCGGCGCAGTTTAAACATCATGTTTTCAGACTGGGCTAACCGAGGCATCAATCTTTGGTCTATTGAGCCCGGAACAATCAGTTTGGTTCAAGGGCAGAATACCTACGCATTACCAGCAGACACGATTGATCTGTTGGAGCATGTTATTCGCACAGGTGCTAACAACACTGCAACCCAAGCAGACCTTACTATCACAAGAATTAGTGTCTCAACCTACGCCACGATCCCCAATAAGATTCAACAAGCCAGACCCATTCAGGTTTGGATTCAGCGCTACAACGCCCAGACTACACCTGTAGCTTGTACTCTGTCATCCTCCATCGGAGCAACAGACACAACCATCTCCGTGAGTGATGTTACGGGTTTACCCGCATCTGGTTTTGTCAAGATTGACTCAGAGACAATCAACTACAGCTACATCACCCAGACATCTGGTGCTAACTCGGGAACATTGAACAATTGTTTCCGCGGACAAAACAACACAATAGCGGCGTCGCATAGTTCTGCGGCGACTGTGTACTGGCAACAATTACCAGCCATAACGGTCTGGCCCACGCCAGACAGCGCCCAGCAATATACATTTGCTTACTGGCGCATGCGTAGAACACAAGACGCCGGCAATGGTGTAAACATTATGGATGTTCCTTTCCGGTTTATCCCGTGCATGGCAGCAGGACTTTCGTATTACATCGCCGGCAAGATACCAACAGGCATGGAGCGTATTCCTATGCTTAAAGCTCAATACGACGAGGCTTGGGAATTGGCTGCATACGAGGATCATGAGAAGGCAGCTTTGCGTTTAGTGCCTAGGCAAACCTATATCGGGAGATAACCGTGGGTAGCCGTAAAGTTAAAAAATACTCTGGAGAGGACGAGAGCCTCGTAAAGAGTTTGATTCCTGCTCAGATTAGAACTTTTGCATCAACTTTGGCGGGGAACAGGGATCCAATAACCGAAAAAGATTTTACACAGTCCGAGTTGGATCAAGCTCGTAGCGCAATTATGCGTTCGCGCACAGACCAGTTAAACAAGTTTAGAAAAAGAAAACTAGACGAGACCGTAGGCTATCAGCATTACGGTGACGATGAAAAGAGGCAGAAGGATACCATGAGGGACTTTAGTCCCTTGCCGCAAGATGCGATGCGCAACACTCTTGGCAGATTTGCTTACAAAAAAGATCCCAATGGTCATTTGATTGCGACGGACAGTTATGATTTCAAAGATGACTTGGTTAGTGAAAACCCCAAAATCCCAAGATCAAAAGACTACGAGAACCTTAGCACAACAGAAAAGATTGCCAAACTTGCAAAAGATTCTCTTAATGTAAAAGAGATGAGCGGAATATCGACTCTGCCAAGTCGCGTGGGCAGCGCCTTCATTGGAAAAGCTTCCCGCCCTGTGCGCTTGGATTTAGGTGAAGCGCCTTTTAAAAATGGTGGTAAGGTAACTGCTTCAACACGTGGCGACGGCATAGCACAAAAGGGCAGGACAAAAGGCAGGTTTGTCTAATGGGAAACCGATTTGCCTCTGGTAAAAACGCGATTGCAGAATGTGATCGATGTGGCTTCAGGTTTAAACTCTCCGTCCTAAAAACTGAGATAATTAAGCTTAAGAAATACGACTTACTTGTCTGTCCACAGTGTTGGGACCCAGACCACCCTCAGCTTCAGCTGGGAATGTTTCCTGTGGATGATCCGCAGGGATTGCGTAACCCCCGACCAGATCGGAGTTATGTATTGTCTGGTACAAGTGGTTTACAGATAAATGTAAACGGCGGCACTACCCAAAGTGGTGTTGGGACCGTTGAGGGTGGTAGCAGAATATTCCAGTGGGGATGGGCTCCAGTTGGAGGTTCAGAGAGTTTTGATGCGTCACTTACTCCAAATAACTTGGCTTTAAGTGTACAAATTGGTACAGTCACGGTAGCAACAACTTAGGAGTTAAAATGGAAAAAGACGATTTAGCGCAAGATAAAGCTATGATCAAGAAGGCGTTTAAACAGCATGATATGCAAGAACATAAAGGCGGAAAAGGCACTAAGTTGAAGCTTGCTAAAGGCGGGATGGCTGGTGGCAAAACCAACGAAGGCATGAAGCAGTATGGTCGCAACATTGCCAAGATGATGGCTAACGGTCGTGGCGCTCCACGCGGAGGTTAATATGGCTAAATTCAGTATGAAACAAAAAGGCAAAGAAGTCGGTCCAGCCGAAGTCTATGCACAGCCACACACTATGGATGGCAAGAAACTTGACGTTGGCTACAAAGACGGAACTAACCCCGGCTTTGGTAAAAACCGCAGCAAATTAGATACAGCCGACGTCAGTCTGGGGCAGTTCAGCATTTCTGCTGGAGATGAGCCTATCAAGACCGATGGCATCAAGATGCGTGGTGCTGGCTGCGCGACTAAAGGATTTATGTCTAGAGGTCCGATGGCATGAGCATGACGTACAGCGAGCTGGTAACGGCGATTGAGACGTATACCGAGAACACATTCCCCGCCACAACTTTGGCGGACGGAACAGTCGTGTCTTCGACTACGCAAATCAATCGCTTTATCGAGCAAGCTGAACAGCGCATCTTCAATACTATTCAGTTCCCATCCCTGCGTAAAAACGTGCAGGGTGCAATTGCGTATAACAATAAGTATTTAAACTGCCCTAATGACTTTCTGTCTGTGTTTTCACTGGCGGTTATCGATGCTACAGGATCGTTTACATACTTACTGAATAAAGATGTTAACTTTATCCGCGAGGCTTACCCAGACCCAACGTCTTTGGGTTTCCCTAAGCACTACGCTATCTTTGGACCGCAGTCAGGCAATGCTGCAGAGCTGACTTTCATTCTTGGTCCAACGCCAGATGCCTCTTACACCACAGAGCTACATTATTACTATTACCCAGAGTCAATCACTACCGCCGGTACAACTTGGCTTGGGGATAACTATGACAGCGTGCTTATGTACGGAGCGCTGGTTGAGGCTTACACCTACATGAAGGGTGAGCAGGATTTAATTGCTTTGTATATTTCACGTTACAAAGAAGCGCTGATGGAAGCCAAGCGCCTTGGAGATGGACTTGAGCGTAGCGATGCGTACCGCAGTGGTCAGTATCGTGAGGCTCCTCTACCTCAGAATACGGGGATTAGATAATGGCTTTCATGGGGAATTACTCATGCAACGTATTCAAGACGGGTCTGATGAATGGGACCTACAACTTTACGAGCGGTACTTTCAAGATAGCGCTGTATACAAACGCAGCAACCCTAAACGCAAGTACCACGGCTTACACTGCCACTGGCGAAGCATCGGGGGGGGACTATGCTGCTGGTGGACAAAGTTTGGTGATTGCCCAAACTCCCACTGTGGGATTAACTGGCGGAACGACCGCATACATTTCCTTCAACAACGCCGCTTGGACAGGCGCAATTACCGCTAGAGGGGCATTGATTTATTTGTATGACGGGTCAACCAACCCAGCAGTTTGTGTATTGGACTTTGGAAATGATAAGACAAGTTCTAGCACTTTCACCGTACAATTCCCAGCGGTAACCAACACTTCAGCAATCATAAGGATAGCGTAATGGCACTTATTAACACAATTCACGGCGAAATGGATGACTCTCTTCTGGAAAAGAAGGAAGGTTCACTCGACAACGAAAACGAAACTACCTCATGGGTAGAGTATTGGTTAAACGGTGAACTTGTTCATCGCTCAGTTCACATGGAACTTAAGCGTTCCGTAATCGGCACGCCAGTGGCGGCATCTTTGGCTTAAAGGAAATATCATGGCTAATACACAAGCAATGTGCACATCGTTC